GTATAATATGTATGCCTCGATAGTAGTGATTGTGGTATCGTACTTGAGATACTCTGGCATAGCACGTGTAAAGTCTGTAACTAAGCGTGATGCGTATGATAGCGAGATGATGTCGAACGACTTGTGATAGATACGTTCGGCTTGTGAGATGACGTCAAGGCAGGTATGTACTTTGCCGTAACGTGCTTGATACTCGTGACATAACGCATAGCCGTGACGTATGAGCCATGCAAGATTGTACTGGTTGGCAGCAGCCCACTGCGTACATGGATGGTTGCGAAATGCACCGTGTGCTGTACGATATGGTGTGCCGTCTGACTTGTATAGTTTGCCAACGCCATAATACCAGTCACTGTAAATAATAGAAAGCATCTGGCAAGTCTCGAGTGGCATCTTGACTATGTGCTTGTCAGGT